GGGGTTTGCGTCCACACGCAAACCTCAACCCGTAGGTTGGATAACTCCTGCGCTCCCGCAGGTCGGGGCTCTAACAAGCCAAGGAGATATATTCAGCTACCGGTTGCGGCTCCGGTCGCTTAGTGGGTTCTCTCAAGGCTCGCCAGGTCTTAATCTGGTCAATTATATAATTGACTCTACTCATGTCAGTGACAATTTCGAATTCAGGCTCAGCCACGGGCCCTTCACAGACAGACTCCCATCTTTTATCCTGGAACCGCCGAACGTAACATGATGGTATCAATTCACGTACGGGACCCCTTTTCACCTTCAACAAAGACGAAAAGGAGTGCGTATCACGGACTATCCTTGAACGATGTTTCGGCTTACGCCTACTATGCCGCTCAATTCCAGCCTCGCGAACACGGTTAACCTCGTCGACCATCGCACAATATTCCTGATCCCGGGAAAGGTTGTAATCCTCTGGGCGTTCACCCATCCTAATCACCCCCGATTCCACGGGCCGAATCGTCTCAGGAGACGATGTCAGCGCTCGACGAATCTTACGATCTTTACGACACACCGCATGAAGAGCTGCAGGCAGCTCATCAAGGTGCTTATCAGCCTGCTTAGACAAAATGTGACAATTAGCTCGGACAAAAGTCCTAAACTGTGACACAGTTTTGCTAGCCTGCGCCGCAAAACCTAAGACGTCCTCGACGTCAGGCTTCATGTACAAAGCCGATAGGTTGACTTTTCTGCAAGGCTCAGACTCAACAAATAATGTCGAGTTGATCTCACACTTAGCGCTATGCACCATGGTTTTTTCCTCGTTGAGAACGAGGCCGACCTTAGCGCCGGTCTGTGCAATACGCCGACGTAAATCAGTATTACCCCTAGGTTCACGGGTAACAAGGTCATCTCCGTTTACCCATAAGCGATGGGCTGACCACTCCTTAAAGCTGATTTTACGTTCCCTCAACAAGGTCGTTAGCGCCATGTCTACGACTGTCTTGTTGATAAGGCATAGGAGGGGAAACGAAAAGACACTGCCCATCGGCTGGCCCGATTCGGCAATTCTATCGTCCCCTACGAGTTTGAGATTACCAAGAACGCGCATTGCGCGAATCTCATCCTCATCAAGCCCCGTTGCCTTATTAATAAGTACCTCAATGGCTGTACGTACGTACTTTAGTTTAATATTATCCGTAGCGGCTTGATAGTCCACGGATATAAAGTCCGCACCATTGAGGGCACCTATGTGCTTGCTGGTAGGGTTACCAACAAGCAACCAT